GACCGCGCGCTTCCCGCTTCTGAAGTGGATATAAACTTCAACACCAACCGTGAGAGATTTGGCCTATGATCACCTGGGCAATCAAAAGTCTTTTCGCCACGCTCAGCAACTCCGAGATTGATGCGCTGCGCCCGAATGGCGCCATCGTCGTCAAGGTTGAGTGGCAAGTGTCGGGGGTGGACCGAAACATTGCCGCCGCCGTTTCGGGCTTTCAGGAGTTTGTCTATGACCCGGCGACGGAGTTCACGCCGTACTATGACCTGACCGAAGCGCAGGTTCTTGGATGGGTTCACGGCGCCATGGGCGATCAGCGCACGGCCTACGAGGATATGGTAATGCAACAGATCGAGCAAAAGAAAGCGGAGCCCCTTATGCTGCCCCTGCCCTGGCACCAGCCCAAGCCGGTTATTGTGGAACCGCCTTCTGGCAACGACACCCTACTCGGTGGCAACGGCAACGACAGCCTTGGGGGTCTGTGATGATCAAGCCCGCATGGTTCACGCCCGGCCTCTCCCACGCTTTACTGGCCGCACTGATTACGCTGATCGTTGGTACGTTCTTCGCCATGGTCTATCTTGGTCCGTGGGGCAACGCCGCCGTCTGCGCGTTCCTGATGTATGTGATGCGGGAGAGAGCCCAGAGTGAAATCGCTTTGGGCAGCAAACGGATTCCGCTTTGGCGCTGGTTGCCGCGATCCTACCGCGATTTTTTATGGGCAGGCGTTGGCGGCGGCCTAGTCGCACTGGCGATTGAATTGGCCTTTTGAAAAGGAATGATATAATGGACAAAAAGCAACCCCTTCCCATAGCTGGTGAAGATTACAACCGTGGCCTAAAAAATATCTCAATGTCGGTTGGCAGTTTTACCACGGCGAAAGATTATCCGCCCAAGAAAGCAACCGCGAAAATTCGCGGCACGGGCGCTGCAACCAAAGGAACTATGTTCCAAGGCGATCAGTAATAGGTAATCGGCAATGAATTACGCAGAACTTTCGAGTATGTTGCAAGACTACACTCAGAATTATTCTACTGAGTTTATTGCCGCTATTCCTGACTTTGTGAATTTGGCCGAGGATCGGATTTACAAAGCCGTTCAAATCCCGGCGCTGAGGAAGGTTCAATCTTTTACCCTGACTGCGAATGATAAGTATTTTACCGTTCCTGATGATTTCCTTTCCGCTTATGCCGTGGCGGTTATTACGGGTGGTTCCTACAATTACCTTCTGGAAAAGGAAGCTGGCTATCTGAATGAGGCTTTTCCGGTTGTTAGTTATCGTGGGATTCCAAGGGTTTATGCTGTAATTGATGAGGATAGGCTGGCATTTGCCCCTACTCCTGGGTCTGCTTATAGTATTGAAATGTATTACTTCTATGAGCCTGAAAGCATTGTCACAACCAACACTAGCTGGCTTGGCGAAAATGCTGAGAGTGTATTGTTTTATGGTGCTTTGATTGAAGCCTATACTTACATGAAGGGCGATGCTGACTTGATTGCGCTTTATACAACGCGCTATAATGAAGTGCTGGCTAGGTTGAAGAACCTTGGGGAAGGTCTTAATAAGAAAGACAATTTCCGCATTGATGCTCCGCGCCTTCAGGTGACATGATATGATTACTTCCGCATATTGCACGTCATTCAAGAAACAGCTTTTGGAAGGGGCGCATGACTTCCGGGTTGGTGGTAATGTCTTTAAGATAGCCCTTTACACTGAGGCCGCTAACCTTAATTCCAGCACTACGGCTTACACCGCGACGGGTGAGATTGTTGGGTCTGGTTATACTGCGGGCGGGTTAGTGTTGACGCAATCTAATCCAGTAGAGTTTGGGTCTAGTGGTATTGTGACCTTTTCCAATGTGTCTTGGGCGGGCGCTACGATAGCTGCCCGTGGCGCATTGATTTACAATTCAACCCCTGTTCATACCTACACTAATCCAGCCTGCATTGTGCTGGATTTTGGTATAACTAGGGTAGCTTCCAACAATACGTTTGAGATTCGGTTTCCGGCTGCTACCGACCAAACGGCGATTATAAGGGTTTATTGACATGCCTTCTACCTATTCACCATCGCTTAGATTGGAATTGATTGGGGCTGGTGAGCAGGCCGCTAATTGGAACAATACAGCCAATTACAACCTTGGCACATTGCTGGAACAGGCCATTGCTGGGGTACAGTCAGTTGCCGTTTCAGGGGCTAGTTACACCCTGACCACGGGTAGTGGGGTGGCTGATGAAGCCCGTAATGCGGTTCTTGTATTGACCGGGACGCTGGCGGCAAGTTGCAATGTAATTGTCCCTACTGCGGATAAGACCTACACCTTCCGCAATGCCACCACGGGCGGGTTTAGTGTGGTGGTTAAGACTGCGGCTGGGTCTGGTGTGACTATTGCTAACGGGTTCACGCAGCAAGTTTATTGTGATGCGACTAATGTGGTGGCGGTTGGTGTTCCTTTTAACGCGGCTACCAATACCATTACTACTAATGTTGCTGCTGGTGAGGGTTCTGCTGCTGTCCCTTCTGTTACCTTTGGTGATACGGATACGGGGATTTATGGGCCAACGGCTGGTGAATTAGGATTTTCCGCTAATGGCACGGAAGTTTTACGTCTTTCGGCCTCTGCTCTTTCTTATATTTCTGGTTCCAATTCTATAAACTTAACCCAAGACGGCTCCATTGAAATCACGCGCAATGGCGGTGGCGGATACATTGATATAAAAAACGCGGCTGGTGAAGATGCTGATGTGCGGATTTTCGAAACCGGCAACGGCATTGGGTTCCAGACAGGGGGGAATGGCGCACTTGCTACGCGCATGGTTATCAATTCAACAGGGCAAATACAGTCAGTTGGTTCCGGCACCGCCGCCGCGCCTGCTTATTCGTTTTCGGGTGATACGGATACGGGGATTTATCAGTCTGCTTCAAATGTGCTGGACATTTCGGCAGGCGGAAGCCGACTGTTCCAAGTGAACAATTCAGGCGGCAATTCATTCGCTGCTCTTGATAATGTGCCGGGGCAGGCTTTCACGGTTCTTTATCTTCGCGCGGTTGACGCCAGTGCGTCAAATTCACGAACCGGCACCATCCAAGCGCTGAATGAAAACTTTGCGCCTGTTTCGTCAATGGATATGGCGGTGAACACGGACGGTAGTAGTGCTTTGGTGATTACCGCAACACCACCCGGTTCGCGTGCTTCAGACCGCCGCGTGTTGCGCGCCACCATCCCCGGTTCTGGTGCAATCAATCTGGTTGGGCCGGTGAATGTGGATGACAAAGCCCTGCAAATCCAGCGCGGAACAGCGCAGGCAACCACAAGCGGCACGGCGATTGACTTCACCAGCATTCCGGCAGGGGTGCGACGGATTACGCTCATTTTTAATGGGGTAAGTCTGACCGGCACCGATAATTTCTTGATGCAGATTGGTTCTGGCTCTGTTAAAACAAGTGGCTACACCTCTGGCGTGCAGGCTATCCGCGACAACGCCAATCCCACCATTGAAGGAAATTTCTCTACTGGCTTTATTTTAACGCGGGACACTAATTCCGCAACGCGAACGTGGTTTGGTGAGGTAACGTTATTTAATGTTTCAGGAAATGTTTGGATTTCGCGTGGGGTGCTGATCGGTAACGACGCAATTCGCGGCGCCATATCAACGGGTGTGGTGTCTTTGTCAGGTCCATTGGACCGGGTACGCCTAACCAATACGGGCAGCAATACTTTTGACGCTGGCGAAGCCAACATCTTGTGGGAGTTTTAGGGTATATGCCCCTAAAGAAACTCTCCTTCACCCCAGGAATCCAGCATGACGGATCACGTTATGCTTCGTCTGGTTCTTGGTCTGAGGTTGATAAGGTAAGGTTTAGATCGGGCGCCCCTGAGAAAATTGGGGGATGGCAGAAAGCTACATCATTACCGTTCCTCGGCGTGTGCCGTAGCTTAAAGCCATTCACTGACTTGAATAACAACTACTTCCTCGGTGTTGGGACGCATTTGAAATACTACATTGAACGTGGCGGGACGTTTAATGACATTACCCCACTCAGAACCACGATAGTTCAATCTAACCCTTTCACTACGGTTAATGGCTCTGCCACTATTACTGTCACCATTCCTAATCATGGGGCGGTGGTGAATGATTTTGTCACATTTACCGGCGCCAGCGCCGTAGGCGGGCTGACCCTTAACGGTGAATATGAGATTGTCACTGTCACCAATTCAAGTGTGTTTCTCATTACCTCTCCCTTAAATGCAACGTCTGACGCTACGGGTGGTGGTTCTGTATCTGCCGCCTTTCAAATTCAAACCGGCCTTGATTCCACATTGTATGGCAACGGTTGGGGGGCTGGCACATGGGGCGGTATTACGGGCAGCGTTTCCTTCACAGGTTCCTTTAGCGGCACGACACTAACAGTTTCGGCGGTTGCTTCCGGCACATTGGCGGTTGGGCAGTTGATTGTTGGGACGGGTGTAGCTGCATCCCCACCGGGTTCAAACGCAACCTACATAACGGCCCTAGGGACGGGTTCTGGCGGGGTTGGAACCTATACGGTAAGCGTATCTCAAACCCTTAGTTCAAGGGCGCTTACGGCCTATTCTGGAACGGGCTGGGGTTCCGCTGCTACCGGTCTTGTCACGGGGCAAAAACTCAGGGTTTGGTCTGCTGATAACTTTGGGCAGGATTTGGTTATCAATCCCAATGACGGACCAATTTACTATTGGTCAAATGCTTCTGGTTTGGAGGTTAGGGCGGTTTTACTGTCTAGCGTTGCTGGTGCATCTGACGTTCCAGGGGTTTCCCGGCAAATTATGGTTACAGACCAAGATCGGAAGGTGTTGGCTTTTGGTTGTTCTGATATTGTTTCCGGCCTGCAAGATAGATTATTGGTTCGATGGTCCGACACTGAGAACCCTGCTGATTGGACGCCTACTGAGTTAAACTCGGCGGGCGGTATTAGAATTCCTACCGGTTCTGAGTTTATGACTGCCCTAGAAACAAGGCAGGAAATCCTTGTTTGGACGGACGCTGCTGTTCATTCCCTGAGATACATCGGGGCGCCCTTTGAATACTCCATTGCCCAAATTGGCTTGACTTCCCTTCTAGCCTCTAACGGGGTTGCGGCGGCTAATGATATGGTATTCTGGATGGGGACCAATGGTTTCTATGTCTATAATGGTCGCCTTGCGGGCTTGCCATGCTCCGTGAAAGACTATGTTTTCAACGACATAAACTATGATCAGGCTGAAAAGATTACAGCCGGTAGCAATATGGCTTTTAATGAAGTGTGGTGGTTTTACCCTTCTGCCGATTCATCTGAGAATGACCGCTATGTGGTGTATAACTACAATGAAAATGTTTGGTTTGTTGGGTCCATTGTAAGAACGGCTTGGATTGATCGGGGGATTGAAGATTACCCCCGTGCCGCTTCAACGGACGGTTATATCTATTTCCATGAACTAGGGCAGGATGATGGTTCGGTGAACCCGTTTGCCCCTATTTCGGCTTATATTGAAAGCGCCCCGTTTGAGATTGGAGAGGGTGAACAGTTTGGCTTTGCGTGGCGCATGATTCCTGACGTTACATTCAGGGATAGTAGCAACGCCAATCCTTCTGTTAATTTTGTGCTGAAAACGCAGGATTATTCAGGTGGTAATTTCAAGCAATCCTCAAACAACAATACGGTCAGGACTGCTACCTTGCCTATTGAGCAATTCACTGACCAGACTTATTTCCGGCTGCGAGGCCGCATGATGAGTTTGAGGGTGGAAAGCACGGCTGTAGGGGTGGCATGGCGCCTAGGTGTTCCTAGGATTGACGTTAGAACGGACGGGCGGCGATGATAGGGCGGGCTAGGCTACCTACCCCACCGGAGGAATATGATGCCCAATGGGCGATGCAATTCCATCGGGCCATAGACCAGAACCTAGATAGGACGTTTGAGGGTTCCCCTAACTTTGCTGAGGCTTCTGGTTACTACGGTTCCTTCTACGACACGACTACCCAAACGGCTGCGGCTGCTAATACAGCCTATGCCATGAAGTTTAATTCTACCGTTTCTGCTAATCAGGTAGGTGTAACTAATAATAGTCGCATTACGGTCAAGAATCGTGGAATATACAACATACAGTTTTCGGCGCAAATAGATCAGAGTAGTGGTTCAAGTCACTATATCTGGATATGGTTAAGAAGAAATGGTACAGATATAAGTAATTCAACTGGTAAGGTTTCTATTCAGGGAACAAAATCTGAGTTAATTCCTGCTTGGAATTTTATTGTTCCTTTGCTCGGTGGGGATTACATAGAGATTATGTGGGCCGTGGAAGATGCTGCCGTGCAACTTATAGCTGAAGGTGCAACTGCTTTTTGTCCTGCTATTCCATCCGTCATAGCAACGGTTACGTCAGTTTAGGGGTAATGTCATGAAGAATGTAGCCAATGGTCTAGCAAGATATGGCCGGAACGGTGACAATAATCTTGTCCATGTGAGCGACAAGGAGCTTGCTGGTATTGAGCAGTTGACGGGCCGTAGGTTCACTACCAATCCCCATACAGGCTTGCCGGAAGCCTTTAACTTTGCGTCATTGCTGCCTGTTGCGGCGGGTGTTGCAGGGACTGCTTTAGGCGGGCCTTTGGGTGGCGCTGCTGCCGCTGGCTTGACAGGGACTGCGCTTGGTGCGGCACAAGGCGATAGCACGGAAAGGGCGCTTACTAAAGGCTTGATTGCTGGCGCCACCACTTATGCTGGCGGTCAGTTGTTCTCTGGTGTTGGCGAGGCTGCTACCCAAGCAGGATTTGATGCTGCGGCTCAAGGTGCCACTCAAGCAGGGACAGAAGCTGCTACTCAGGCTACCGCTCAGGCGGGGACAGAAGCCGCCACGCAGGCCGCTACTCAAGCTAGTTCTGCTATTCCGGCAGGAGATATTATGGGGCCAATCGCCCCCACTCAAGTCTATGGTTCTGTTGCTGATGTTGGTCCTGCCGCCCCTACATTTGGGGAGACTATTTCTAATAAATTTGCCCACGCAGGGAATACGGCCACTGATGTTCTAAATAATCCTGGCGCCGCGCTTAGTAAATTGGGAAGTAATGTGATTGCTAATCCCATTCCTGCCGCCATCACGGCTGGCGGGGCATACACAACCGCCACCGATGCCTTTGCCCCCACTGCAATGCCGGGTGAAACTCCGTATGACGCAAGCAAATACCCTGAGAGGTTTCCTTCTAACCCCCGTCAATGGAACGCCCCATCCTCAGATTACCGTCCCGGTTACTCCTCTGAGTATCGGTATTTTGCCAAGGGTGGCCTAGCTGATCTTCGCCAAGGCAACCAAGAGACAACCGCTAATCTCATGAATGAAGCTAAGGCCGCTTTGCTTGGTGAGCATCCTAAGCCCCAAGAGGCTATTGAGCGGTTCCGTAGTGCCATGGGTGATGATGCCTTCATGGCCTTAAAGGACCGGATTACAGGCGGTCGCATCCGTGGTGCGGGCGGCGGGCTAGATGATCTTGTCCCCGGCAGTATTGAGGGGCGCCAGAAGGTAAGGCTTGCGGATGGCGAATTTGTGATTCCTTCTGATATTGTATCGGCCATTGGTGACGGGTCAACGGACGCTGGCGCTAGGCGATTACATGAAATGATGGATGGTATTCGCAAGCAAAAGACTGGATCAACTAAGCAACCTGGGCGATTGAAGGCCGGTTCTTTGGTCCATGAACAATGAATGTAAGCCTTGTTCCTCCTGAATACATAAATGATGTTTGGGATACAGTAAAAGTTTTCCTTAAACCTGCCGTTGAAGTGACTAATGGTAGGTTTATGCTTTATGATGTTTATAGTTTTTCTCAAATGGGGCGCTATCAACTATGGATTGCCTTTGATGATGATAAGCAAATCATGGGGTGTGAAGTAACCACTGTTACGGATTACCCGTCTAAAAGGGTTCTGACCTCCCTTTTTACTGGTGGTAATGATATTCGTTCTTGGCGGAACCAGATGATTGATGTTATTACTAAGTTTGCCAAGGATCAGGATTGCGAAGCTATTGAGGGTCATGGCCGGGAAGGCTGGATTAAGCTGCTTGAACCTTACGGTGTAAAGCGTGGCTTGACGATGTTTGAGAAGGATATTTAATATGGGCGGTAGCAGCGGTAGCAGCGGCAGCAGTGGATCCACACAATCCACAACTAACACTTCCAATCTTCCTGAATATGCTCGTCCATATTTTGAACGGATGATGGAGCGGGCCGAGGAAGAATCAAACCAGCCTTATGTCAGCTATGGTGGTCAGCGAATTGCTGACTTTAACCTTGATACGCAGGCTGGCTTTCAACAAACCAGAAACGTCCAAGGCGCTCAGAATGTCCAAGCGGGTGCGGCATTAACCGGGCAGGCTGGCCTTACCGGATTGGCTGCTTCTAACTATCAAACTGCCCCAATCCAGCAATCATCTTTTGGTTCGCAGCAGGCAGAGCAGTATATGTCGCCTTATATGCAGCAGGTGATTGACCGGCAGAAGGCTTCTGCGGTGCAGGATTTCCAAGAGGGTCGGCCTTCTCGGGAAACTCAAGCCATTAAGGCAGGGGCCTTTGGTGGGTATCGTCAAGGCATTCAAGAGGGCGTGGCGCAACGTGGCCTTGGCAGGCAGCTTTCAGATATTGAGGGCGCTGGCAGGCAGAAGGCTTTTGAACAGGCTCAGGGTCAGTTTGAACGTGATCGGGCTGCATCTATCCAGGCGCAAGGTTTGACCGAGCAGCAACGCTTGGCAGGGGCGCAGTTTGGTTTGTCGGGGGCTGGCCTTGGTATGCAGGCTGGTTCTGCCCTTGGGCAGCTTGGGGCTACCGAGCAGGGGCTTGGTTTGCAGCGGGCGCAAGCACTACAGCAGGTGGGTTCTACCCAGCAACAGCAAACGCAACGTGAACTTGATACGGCTTATCAGGACTTCCTTGACCAAAGGGACAATGAGAAAGGCAACATTGATTTCCTTTCTCGTATTTTGCGAGGGACGCCTGTAACCCCTGCTACGGTCCAGAATACTTATGCTAATCCAAACCCTCTGACACAGATTGCGGGCCTTGGGATTGCTGGTTTGGGTGCTTACAATCAATATAACCGGTGAGGTTGATATGAACATTCTTCAGGTTCAGGACGCATTAAAGAACGCTTCTGACATGCAGCTTTCCGGTGAGTTGCAGAATCCTACTGGATTGGCCCCGTCTTACTTGGTGCTATCAGAAATGAAGCGGCGCCAGCAAATGAGGCAGGGCGCTATGGCTAGTCCAGCGCCACAGTCTAGCATGGCTGAGGAAGCTGCAAGCCAAGCGCAGCCTGAGTATTACCCTGAAGAACAGCCGCAAGAGGAGGAGGCTGGTATTGAGGCTTTCCGCGAAGGTGGTGTTGTTCGGATGGCTGAGGGTGGTGGATTGCCTGTTTTTAGGCCGATGCCATCTGGTTTGCCGCGCTCCACAAGCCCGCGCCTTCTTGATGCGGCTGCGGCGGAATTGTCTTTGGACCCATCGCTTCGCACACCTGCCATGATTGATAATGTTGCAAGGCAATATGGTATTGAGCCTTCTGCCCTTGCTGAACGTCTTGGTGTTGCGCCTCCATTTTCACCTGAACAACCTGCCGCCACGCCAGCGCCAGCGCAGAGACCCGCCGCCCCTGCCAGCACTGAATCCACGCCGCCCGCTGAACGTGCCGCTAGTGAACCATACGGCCCGCCTGCGCCGCCGCCCGGTCAACCAAGACAAGCCCCTAGCCCCACACGCGCTGGCGCTGGTATTAACGCTGTAGCGGCACAACCATCCGGTCAAACCACAGACCCCACCATACAAGCCTTGTATGACCGTCCAAGGGCTACTGGACAGAGCCGGGAAGATTACCGGAAGGATGCTGTTAATACCGGCTTGATGCAGGCTGGCCTTGCTATGATGGCGAGTAAAGACCCTAACGCTCTTGCTAATCTTGGGCAGGGTGGGTTGCGTGGTTTGGAATCCTATACGCAAGAAATGCGCCAAGGTCGTTTGGGTGAGCGTCAAGGTATTCAGGATGAAATCACTATCCGTCGCGCTCAGACTGAGGAAGCCTATCGCCGCGGCATTATCACTAATCAGGAACGTCAACTAAGGTTGAGTGAATTGCGGTTGGGTGAGGCTGCTGGTGATCGTGCGGAGCGTAGGGCGGAAAGGGTGGCGGCTAGGGAGGAACAAAACGAACTTGCTAGCGCACAAAGTTTGCAACGGGCGCTTCCAGATTATACGCGGCGTATTGCTGGGCTGAATGAGCAAATTAGGGAAACAACTGATCGAACAGAAAGACAAGGTTTAATTGATCAGCGTGCGCGACTTGAAGCGCAGGCAGATGAAATTAGAAGGCTTCTCGCATTGCGAGGCGGGGCTAATCCAACATTGTTTGAAACCCCGGCCCCAACGCAAGGTTCTGGCAGGCCACCACCCGGCCAGATTCGTCAACCCAATCTTTGGCCCGCCCCTCAATGAGTTATTATATTCCGCTCCCTGATGGGTCTTTTGTAGAGGTTCCAGATAATATCCCGCAAGAGCAAGCCGAACGGCAGATTGCTTTAGACCCTCGCTACCGCCCGATTATTGAGCAGTCATTTGATAGACAAAAGAAAGCCATACCTGATGCGTATGGTTATCTTATGCGCGGCGTTGGGCAGATTCCTACTGCCGCTGGATCAATTATCAATGTTGTCCCCGGCATGGAGGATAACATTGTTGGCCGTGGTTTAAGGAATGTAGGCCAAGCCATTTCAGACTACGGCACAAGTCAGCTTTCCGAAGGCACTAGAAAGCAGCAAGCCTTATTTGATCTTGCCATGCAAGAGGCTGAAAGTAAGGGCCTTGGTGAGCAAGCTAAGACTGCCCTTGCCGAAGCCATTAGAAACCCGCGCATTGTGGCTGGCGTGGCTATTGAGAGCCTTCCGTCACTAGCCACGGCCCTTGTGGGGGGTTTGGCTGTAAGGGGCGCTGCTGGTGTTGCAAGCCGTGTGGCTGGTAGGCAGTTAGCCCAAACCACTGCTACCCGCGCTGGTGTTGCTGGCGCTGTCGGGACTGAATCGTTGCTTGAAGGCGGCAGTTCCGCCGATGAAGTTTATCGCACAATTACGGCTTTGTCCCCGGAGCAATTACAGCGCAGCCCTGAATATCAGGAATTATTGAAGCAAGGTTTGAATCCTGATGAAGCCAAGGAACGCCTTGCGGTAAGTGCCGCTAGACAAGCCGCCGCTCAGACTGCCGTTATTTCTGGAACGGTTGGGGCTGCTTTGCCCGGCGCTGAAGGGGCGATGTTCCGCCCTATGACAAGGCGGGGTGTTGTTGGTCGCGCGTTGGGGACTAGCCTTAGCGAATTGGGTCAAGAAGCAGGGCAAGAAGGTGGTGCAGCACTATCGGAAAACATCGCTAGGCAACGTGCGGAAGTGGACCGCGAATTGCTTGCCGGTGTTGGTTCTCGTGCAACTATGGGCGCTATTGTTGGTGCCGGTGTTGGTGCTGGCGTTGGTGCTGCTAGGCGCGGCCCTGGTCCAGAGATAGACCGGACTGAAGATGCTGAATTGCGTGACGCATTACAGGCTGGGCAACCTGAGTTTCAGCGCGCGGCTATTGTAGAGCGCGGTCTTAATATACCTGCTGAGGATTTTCTATCCCGCCCTGCTGAAGAACAAGAGAAACTATTTGCCAGCGCCCAAGAGGCGTTGCGTCCTGCCCCGTCTATTCGTCAAATTAGTCCTGAAGATTTTTCTGCTGCTGCCCAAGGGCTTCGTTCTGGTGAAAATCAAGAGGCAGCATTGGGGACTTTGGCTTCACAATACATTGCCGATCAGATTAAAGATAAGCCTTCTTACACGGTTTCTGTCCCGTCCCTTCAAGCCTATCTTTCTGGAATTGCCGGTAGGCAAATCCCAATGGGAGAGGTTAAGGCTGCGCTTGATCGTCAAATTCAATCAGCCGAAAACCAATCAGGTGAGTTTGGGTTTTCTCTTGGTAAAGGGGAATCTAAAAAAGGCAAGATTAAGAAGTATGTTGCCAATAATCTTTCTTCTCAAAGCTCTGAAATTGCAAATGAGCGTATTGCGGCTGTGGAAGAAGGGCGCGTTGAAACTCCGATGGGCGCCCCATCTGAGGCACCCGAAGGCCCTGGCTTTGCTTTGCCCTCTGACGTTAAGCAAACCCTTCAAGACTTGCGTGGTGGCGTAAAGCCAAAACAGCAATCTTTGGTGCAATTTCTAAGGAAGGCTGGTGGCCTAAACAATACTGGCTACATGGCCGGTGAGGTTTCTAATATCCTTGGTTCTAATAAAGCCCTTCCTGGCCTTATTAACAATCAGCCAAGGACGCCAATCAAGAACCAGAATGGTAAGACGGTTGGTTACAAGGGTGGCCTTACACTAGATCGGGCGCGGGAGAAGCTAGTTGAAGAAGGTTTCCTTCCCGAAGATGCCGACATTAACGATATGCTTAATGCCATCAGAGAGGAATTATCTGGTGGTGGCGCCAACTTTGGTTTGACTGAGGATTTTGAAGGGCAAGAACGGCAACGTGCAGCGCGGCAATTAGAGCGAGCGTTAAATGAAGCTGGTGTAACCGCCCGTGACAGCGATGAAGATATTGCCCGTGCGCTTGGGTTTGAGGTTCCATCTACCCCTGTAACTGAAGGCGATGTTGAAGCCCTTGACCAAGCTAGGTTTGCCAATGCCCCCGCAAAGCCGCTTGGCCCTGCGGAAGAATACTCCGCGCGCAATCAACCCGGACAGGTCACGCAACCTGAACAGGCCACCAAACCAAGTCCTGCCTTTGATTTCATGGCGGTTATCAATGACCGCTTGAACAAGATTAGGGCCAAAGGCAAGCAGGGTGAAGCTATTGCCACCGCTATTGAGCGGGATATGAAAAGCGGTAAGTTCCAGCCGGAACAGATTTATGCCGCCTTCAAGGCCGGTGAAGTGATGGCTGCTATTCTGCCTGCCGGTGCAAACCATGAAATTAGGTTTGTAGAACGCATCCTGAAGAATGACATAGAGGCCCAAGGCCGTCGGCTGGCGCCGATTGATACCGCTGCGTCAGGCATTATTGAGATTTCCCTATCTGATTCAGTATTAAGCATGGCGCAAGAAACAGCAGCCCATGAAGCCTTCCATGTCCTACAGGATTACTACGGCCAATATGATCCTGCTTTTAAGAAACTAATGGGTCAGTCCTTCAAGGACAACATGACGCTGGATCAAGTTGATTCCACCATTAAGCGGAAACTACAGACAATCCGTATGCCGGGGTCCAAGGATTCTTATTGGGATTTCCTGAAGTCCACTTTGCCGGGGAACATTGAAAGCGCCCGCGAGGCTGAGGCTTATGTGTTTGGTTCATTGCATGATGCCGCCAAGCGCGGGGTTCCAATGACCGGATTGAAGCCATCCTTCACGCGGTTTGTGAACATGCTGACTAAGTTCACTAGGCGCATGGGTAATTCCTTGCGTGGTGATGGGTTTAACAGCCCTGATGATGTGTTTGGCAGGGTTGTGGAAGGTGATGCTGGTAGGTTTGCTGGCGAGGCTGCGCCTGAGTTTAGGGGTGGTGAGGAGTTTAGCGCCCGCACACTACCCAAGATTAGCGCAGCCCATCAAAGCGCCATAGACAAGGTAACAGGGACGTACGGACAGGAACCGGACAGCCTATTCCGCAAGGCTCTGGATGCCCTTACAGGGGCAAGGGCTAAATACACAATGCTGTATGGTGGCGATAAGCCACAACGGGTTAAGGCAAGCGATAGCCTTGTTATGTCCAGCGTTAATCAATTTCATGCGGGCCATTTGGCTGACCAACTCCTTAAGTCCAAGGGCAGACCGGATGCAGCTATCATTGGCCGGTCTTGGGAGTCTGCTAATAACAATGACGCCCGCATTGCGTATATGATGAATGGCGGTGGGTATAGGCTAGACAAAATCCGTGGGGTTTTGGTGCGTGACCCCAAGGTGAAATCCATTAAGGATATGTTTGCCAATAAGGTTCCTACCGATGAGAAGGGCCAAAAGCGGTTTCAAACCTATGCCGTGGCTAACCTAGAGCGTGACCTACGGAAACAGGGTAAGAAGGGCTTTCTCAATCTGACTGATGCCGAGGTTGCTTCTGTTATTCAAGAGTCTGAACGGTCCTTCCCGCAATGGAAGGAAGTGATTAAGGACTTGAATAACTGGAACAATAGCCTGTTGCAGTTGTTGGTGGATGCCGGGAACATTGACCAATCCACCAAAGATAAACTGATGCAGGTGTTCTACACCCCGCTTTATCGCAAGATGGAAGATGATGCTTACCATAATGCTGATATGGTTATGGGGCCTGCAACGGCAGGGACGTTCAAGAATCCTAGTGACGCATTAAAGAGGCGTGAAGGCGGGGAAGAACCTATTGGTGATCTATTCGAGAACATTGTTCGGAACGCTGATGCTATTGTGAAATCTGCCCTGAAGAATGTTGCAATGGAGAACACCGCTAAGGGGATGGAGATTGCGGGGCTGGCTGAGAAGGTTCCCGCTAGGCTTGATGGCGCCAAGAATATCATGACCCTTCGCCGTGACGGGAAGGACGTTCACTATCGGGTTGATGATCCCTTGATGATGATTGCCATTAGCACGGCGCCCATGCAGATTCAGAATGGGTTTTACAAAACAATGGCTTCTGTCTCCGGGTTTATCCGAGACATGATTACCCTTGCCCCGTCCTTTATGCTTGCAAACCTATGGCGCGGTAAGATTGTATCTTATGTCCAAGAGGGTGTTCCGCTTTGGCGCTCAACCATTTTGGGCTTTCGTGATGCTTTGAAGCAAACCACCTCTATGACTTCTATTGGGGACGTGTCCGGCTTTGGTGGATACACTTGGGGTCAGGGTAGCCGTGATGTTGTATCCGAATTAAAGCGGCAGGTGCGGCTTGCTGATGGCACCGCTTCGATGCTGGACCGGGCAAAGAGTATTGTCCAAGGATTGCGGCATGTGGGTGAAGCAACTGAATTTGCCGAGCGCGTTAAGGTGGTGGATCATTTGATTTCCAAGGGTATGAACCCTGATGATGCTGCCTTCCAGGGATACCTTCTGGCGCCTTTCTCTCGGCGCGGTATGGGGACCGGCTTCTTTGGTTCCATTATTTCATTCATGGCCCCTATTGTCCCGTTCTTGAACGCCAAAATTCAAGGCACATACCGGCTATTGGAGAATGAAAAGAACCTACCGAAACACAAGTTTGCCATGCAGCTAATGGCGCGTGGTGCGGTTGTGACTATGTTTAGTATGGCTCTTGCCGCTCTGGCTTCTGATGATGAACGATGGAATGATGAACCCGTTGAACGGAAAATGCTGTATGATATTTTCTATGTGGGGGATAAAACCATCCTTCTGCCTCGGGCGTTTGAAGTGGGGACTTGGTTTGGCGCTTTGCCGGTGATGCTTTTTGATGCAGCCCGCAAAGAACATGGCGGTGATCTTGGAAAGGCATTTGCCTTTGCTCTAACTAACACCCTTGGGTTTAGTCCAATTCCAGCTTCAGTGGCGCCCTTGATTACAGTGGCGACAAACTATGATTTCTTCATGGGCCGAGAGTTGGAAAGCGCGGGTATGCGGTCCCGCCCTGCCAGTGAACGAAGCCAAGAAGATACCTCACGGGTTGCTGAGGGGGTTGCCTATGCCATCAATAATACCCTTGGTGAGTTGCCACGGGGCATGAGGACTGAACTATCCCCCATTCAAGTCCAAGCCCTTCTACAAGGCTATTTAGGGACCGCTGGGACTATGGTACTTAGTGCGGTAGATGGTTTCCTTGGATGGTCTGGTATGACCCCTGGCAAGCCTGCTGGGCCGCTTGGCGACCCTAATTCATTGGCTGGTATTGCAACCACCCTTACGGGTGTGCGGCGGTTTATCAAGGGCGATGAAGAAAAGGTTAGCCGGTTTGTTGGTGACTTCTATGATTTGAAGCGGGAAGTGACCCAATGGACAACGGCCATGAACGACGCCCGGCTTGCCGGGGATATGGCTAGGGCTAATGAGATTGCTTCTGAAAGGTCTGACTTGTTTAGTCTAAAGAAGCAGGTTGACAAGGCATCCCGCGATGTTGGTGAGATTAGCCGTAGGATGAGGGCTATTCAGAACAATCCTAATATGGACCCGCAAGAAAAGGCCGATGCCCTAGTACCATTAAGGCAACGGCGCAATCAGATAACGGGTACGATTATGGAGCAGGCTATGGATAGAGGTGTGAGATAGTTTCTATTTGTGATATTCCCGCCAACTCCATAACTAACTTCCGCCTCATCAGCGCGGGGTAATCATCCCAGCTTCCAATCAATAGAAAGCCATCTGCCGTGATGGCGTGTTTCCTTAGAAATTCCTCCCCATCTGCATCCGTGCCGATGGCGTTAATGGTTACGCCGCGAAGCTGTGCTACGTCGCGCGCAGCGGCGGTTGTAATTGGCTCCGCTTCCCCATCTGTGCTAAGGTCAATCACCGCGCGATCAGGATCACAGGGCGCCGCCTGTAAAGCATCAAGGCTGGCGTGGATGGCAGCGGCTATATCCGTGCTTCCCCATCCAGGGCGATTAACCGCGCGTAATTCCTGTGACAGCGCCAAGGCATCATACCGATTATGCAGCACCCGCCAGCCTAACACCGGGCGCGCTACGTTATCAAAGCCCATCACCGTGACCGCAATCGGTGGCTCCCGCTCAATGGCGCGCACCACATCATCACTAGCCAGCGCGGCGGCGGTGTAATCGCGCTGCGCTATCCAATGCGCCGGTAGGATAGAGGCAGAAACGTCCATCAACAGGACCAGGGCGAGGCTACAGATCATGATGCGTAGCCTCCCAGGCTGCTACAGTATCAGGCAATTCATTCTTGAGGATGGCATAGCATTTATCCGCCACCTCGATATGCTCTGGCTGTGTTCCATTCCCGCGCCTGACTTCGCAGTAATGCAGCCATGAGCGAATGTCGCCTTTCATATAAACTCGGCTTGTGGTTAGTCCCTCGGGCAAGACTGACCGCGCCACTTCCTTAGCGATACCAAGTTCAAGGGCGGCATTATAGATAGCATCCGCCTCCATCTTGATCTTTGTTTGGGCTTCATCCCACCACTTCATGATTTCAGGATCGCGGCAGGGTTTAGACTTCTGGCGGTTCTTCGGGTCTTGCATCCTGGCCGGGCGGTTACTGGCCTCAGGTAAGGCGCTGGTCGCAGCATACCTCTGGCTAAATTCTTGTGGCTTCATTTTGTGCCTTAGAAGCTGACGAGTAATGTCCCGTTCAGTGATGATTTCCAGGCACATATCGGCCATTTCAAACGGGGACCAATGCTTGTGCTTGATAAGGTATGAAATCAACGGGGCCGCTTCATCGTTTGGCTTGGCGCTTACATTGCTGACACGGGCGATGTAGCCAATCATCTGATCGGCGTTGGGTGTTACCCAAACCAGATTCACTTCTGACATGGTATCTCCTTATTGCTTGATGATTAAAGGCGTGAACACTTCAAGAATATCGGCCTTCTGTCTTTCCCATTCATCCCGCTTGGCGTTTATGAATGTGCCAAATTTAATGGCGTCTTTTATTGCTGCGTCTCCTGCGGAGTTTTGGGAGTCAGTTAGGGAGCCAAAGGCATTCCTCAAAAATCTTGGCTGCTCTGCGGTGAATGACAAAATAAATTTCAAAGCCCAAGTGGCTGAATAGTCGGCGTGGCGCTCGGCCATGTATATAGCTTCTTGAACGCGGGTCAAGCCATGCCAATTATAGCGATGGTGTTGGAGTCTCCAATCCCACATTTTTTCTATAGCGTCTGAAATCCTTTTTTCAGGGAATGGTCCATGGTTATAAAGCCAGCCCTCCATTGCCGATACGGCGTCCGAGGCAACCTCTGATTTATGCTCAAGTCGCCGCAAGGATCGGACTATAACAATAGCCAATCCCCGCTTAAGGACTTCCACATGCGGAAGAATATCATCATCTTTACTGATGATACCACTTAGCCCTATGTCTAGGACTTGCTCAATGGTCAGCATTGTATCTCCTTATTTACTCGGGGCGGGCGTGTTGGAATACGCAATCAAAGCGGTTCCCACTTTAACAGCATGGTCGGGAGTTAGCGGGACAAGCCATACTTGGCCTTCTGTTATATTACACACGCGAAGAACAACCTTATCGCATAGTTCTTCTAGGTGCTTAAAGGTTCCTGGTTCATGGATCACAACAACCTTGGAATCAAAACATTCCACTTCTTCCCATTTGGCCATGATATATCTCCTTATTTGTTTAGGTTATCTACTGCTTGCCTAGCATGGGCTATCAATTTCTCCATGCTTTCCTTGTGGACCTTTTTATTGATGGCGCGTTCTAGGTCATTGACACACTCTGTCAGGATTGAGGCCAGACCTTCTGCCTTGCCTTGCCATAAGCCTGCGTTACGGGCTGATTGCCCTACTAGGCGTATAGCTTCCATGGCGCCCTGTTTGTGTTCTTCTAGTGCCGCTTGCGCGGCTTTCGCCCGTTGAAAGTTGTTCTGAGATACCTCTGCCCATTCCTTACAGGCTTTGTCTAACTGTTCTATTTCATCGGCTGCCTTATGGTGCATGTGTGGTTCAAAGGCTGCTCTATCTCCAAGGTCTCGCAAATGGGCAATAGTGATGGCGAGGTGGTCGGTTACAAGGTCAGTCATTGCAGGATCGTCCCTTCATATTGTCTGAGATCAATTGAATACCACTTACCATTGCTACAAGGCCCTGCAACGCAGACAACCGCCTCGGATGGGTCACAATTATATCCGTCCATCTCAAACCAATCCGTGATTGGGATTGTCTCGCCTGTGTCTAGGAGGGCAAGCCTTGTGCTTCGGTTTATGGCTTCGATGTTCATTTCTTGCTTAACCCCCAAGCGCATCACGGGCCAATCTCTCTGCTTTATCCCGTCTGTATTTCCAATTCTGCGGTTTATCTTCATCGCGGTCTAAAAAGTAATTCAACGCCTTCTCTAACTCCGCAATGCGGGTAGCCGATACTTCCCTACCAGCTTCAATCCCCATTTTGTAAGCCGTGTGGGTGGCGTCAATTTGATCCATTGTGAACATCTTTGTCTCCTTTCAGCGCGGCGAGCGCGATTTCCTGAATTGACACGCGGCGCGGTTGGCCTCGTACTTGAGGACGGTCTAGATATTCAATATGGCGCAACGCCTTCTCTAAATCTTCAATACGGCGCCCCTTTTCCAAAAGGGCCTGCGCTAATTGTCCAGTTAAAACATCATGCTGACTTGTGCCAATCTCCCCCTTGAGGGCCAGCATACGAACCTTATCCCAATCCACATAAATTTCGCCTTCAACCCTTGGATGGAGGGCGGCGAATTGATCTACTTTATAGGTCATTCTTTGTCTCCTTCTGGGTTGCCATCAATCTTCCATTCCATCTTTTTGAAAGATGCCACATTAATAACCTTCACGATTTCAATGCGGAGTATGCGTAGCCTGTTATTATGTTCATACCATCCGTTCCGCCCTTGCGCGAAAACAATTTGCGCTTGATTCCACGCATCTTCATAGGTGGCGCCACCACCAACCTCCCGAACAGACTGAACATCAGTAAGTAGGTTTTCAATTTCGGCATATACTTTATAGCCAAGGCCGGTCATTTTTTATCTCCCTCCAAAGGAACAATAGCTAACCTGTATCCTGCTGCCCTAAGCACATCATCAAAGATGTGGATTGATGGTCTGATACCGTCATAGCGCCATCGGAATATGACTGACCTATCATATCCCGCCCTATCGGCGGTTGCGGCCACGGTCATTCCCCCGTCCTTTATCAGCCTTATCAACTCTAACACCATTGGATGCGCGGGCCTTTTTCCTGGCATACATTTCTTCCACTTCTTTGTAGAGTTCCCATCCCTTCAATCCGAAGGGCTTGGCCGCTGCAATCAAAACCTCAAGCCTTGGCAAACAACGACCCTTCTCCCAATTTATCAGGGTGTTTTCTCCAATCCCTGCTTCATCGGTGTATGTCATATTTGCCATATTAGCACGGCTTCGGTGTTTGTAAAGGGTTTCACCGAAGGCCATTGAGAATTTTGTTTTATCGGTAGAACGCATGATCATTGATCCTTAGTGCTTTGCGTGGTGCGACATTTGCCGCCCGAAAGAACACGGCGCCCTCGGTAATGTCTGGATAGCCATGAAGGGCTAGGCGCGCCACTTCCAGAGCCTTGTTCCATGCTTCCCTATCGGTTGGCTGCCTGTCCCTATTGCTGGTGCAGACCCAAGAGAATTGGCATGTATTCCCTCGGCGCTGGTAGATTGCTTCGCATGGATCGGAGGGCCATCTTTCATCCTTGGTGCGGTTCATCACAACATGGGCGACCGCCAGCATCCCAATTTTGGGCTGATTACGGGCTTCCCAATAGATGTTCCTTGCCATGCAGTTCACATGGTCAATGTTGATTGGTTCTGGTTCTGGCAGAAACTCAATCACATTCACCACTTCCACCTTTGGCGGGTTTTGAATCTTGTCTAAGATCAGGAACCCGATAGCGGTGAAGGTGATGGTATGAAGGATGGCGCTAATGACATGCTTCATTGGTTTCCCTTGGGTTAATTGTTGTTGCAGATATTGGAACGCGCCTTGCGCTTGGGTGCGGCGGTCATCCCAGCACCGCCTTCTCTAGCCAACGCATGAAGATAATGATGCCCCAGCCAACGAACATGAAAAACAAACTGAGTAGGACAAGCGCAAGAAGTTTCCGCATGATCTCGTCGAACTTTTCGAATTTGCTCATGGCCCGAACACCCAATGCGCGGCGGCTGCTCCTGCAAAGGACGCGCCGGCCATCATGGCAAGCGCAATCGCTGCCTCGCCATACGGGCGCACCTTGTCGCGGATTGTGCGGCGGTAGGTCATTGGCTGTTCTCCTCTCTGGCCCTCATCATGGCTTCGGCGTATTCGTAGGCGGTATCGGCCACTACGGCTGCGGTAAAGCGCCCGCACTCAGGATCAGAAACCAACCCCGTCAGCGCAGCCATTGCAAAGCGGTCGCGCAATTCGGCGCGGGCGGCTGCCTTTTCTCGAAGCATCGCCTCTTCCCACGCTTGAGCGTGTGGCGGGAAATCATCATGCAAACCACTCATTTCTCATTCTCCTTTCTGTCAATGTTCGTAGTTAGTCGTTGTCACAGATAGTGAACTCACAATAATCACATGGTCCACCAGCACCACCGTAGCAGCGGTCGTGGGCATTGACGCATTTCCTCTCCCTTTCATCTTCATAATCTTTGATTATTTCATCTTCTAATTGGTTTGCCTTGGAGTTAATCGTTGTCGCAGATAGTGAAGCGGTGTACCAAGGAAAGCAAGAAAGCTTCTGCTCGGCAATAATCAACCGCTCCAAAAGCTTCAACATATCTTCCTTCGCCACCATAACCACGGCAGGACCAGCAGCGACAAGCGCGCGGTATTCTTCATCTTTCATGTCACCCTCCGACGCAAAGCCAAAATGATATTGGCGATAGCCTGACCATCCGGCCAAATGGGATTGCCTTCATTGTTCCGCTCAGTGGCGACCAATGATGCCTCCACAAGACCGGCGTTATGCTGCTCATCCAACTGGCGCAGCAGCTTCACAACCCGCCCGGCTAGGCTACCCTCCTCTGCCGCCACAAACTGCCCGTCTAGGGCTAGTAGGGCTAGGTGATAGTCCTGCTTTAGCTGGAAATCCACAACCGCCTCAGCGGCCTTCTCAGGGGGAATCCAGCCTGTTTCGACAAGGCGCGCTCTCACCTCGCATCCGGTGGTGGACGCGGTTGATTCACAGTCAAATTGCATGGGGCTTCCTATTCTGATTTTGGTGTGGTTAGGTCAATTACAAAGCGGCTTTTATCTGTCTCAATCTTGTGAGCGATTTCTTCCACCGATCCAATGGCACAGATTCTTGAGTCGCCTTTCAGTTGAATCAGAGAAAGATTCTTGCCTTCATGGTAGTGACTTTCTTTATCTTCCTCTATGGCGTCAATGGCATCTAAATTGACGAGGACTAGAGTTGTTTTGTCTTGGGTTTTCTTTTCATCTCCAAGTTCTGGATTCAAGACCAAACAATTCACTTTCAAAAAAGTCATTTTATTTCTCCTATGCGTTGCCGGGTGGGCCGTGGTACATCACGGCATCCTCGGATGGTTGCGGCAATACTGCCAATAACTGCTTGCTGGTTTCCATAAAGAAATCAGTCACTTCCCTGACCGCTTGAGCAACCTCAGTTTCTTCCGTGGTTTGCTGCATGAAGATCATAATTGCGTAGATGGTTCCCATAACCACGCAAGGAGAAGTTTCAACGTCCCGATTGTTCTGGTGCATGAAGTTCAACATCACATCACGCATAGACAGGATATATGCTTCTTCCTTATCCACGGGGAGTTACCTCTTCCATAATGGCTACATAGCCAGCAATATCAATATGACTATCCTGATGGCCTGGGGTTTGCATAAGCCGGGCAATCTTCACCAGTAGCATCATCATCGCCACATCATAGGCGCTGAGATATTCCTGCTGCGGGCGCTGCTGTAGCCAGAAATTCCAAAGGGTGGCAATCCAGTTGTGGTTTGCTGTCTTGTCCCCGTATTCCTTTTCTCGTGGACCGGAGACAATTTCCTTGACCTTATCCAGAAAGGGTGCTGCTTGCATGATGTTCTCCTAGAGTTTTGCGGTTTGAAATTGTTGGGCGAGTTCCAGAAATACCTTCCTGGCTTCCCGGTTAGTCTTTAACTCCGTGCGGCTGGTAATGCCGCAATGCTCCCGTAGCGCAGCTATGGCGCCATCCTCGGAAATATCTAGGGCTAAGCCCTCCCGGTGTATCCATTGCTGGAACCTTAGATTCCGGCAAAGCATACCGGCAGAAGCTATGGCCTTATCCCCTTCTTCTGCGTCCCGTCCCCTAACGGGTTCTTCGTTCTCGTCAATGTGAACCAAGGCGCAGCCAAACCTAGAACCCGCTGGCGCTGCGAACAGGTCCAGGGGGACTTGGTGAGGATGGATAGCAAGGGTGATGTAACTACCCTTGCCATCCTGCCGCATTGAAACCTTCACGGCTTCAAACGACATGGCTGCATCTTTAGCCTTCACCATCAATAATCTCCGAGTTTCTCCATTGCTCGTCAGTTATAATCCTAAAGGTTTGCGGTTTATCGGAACGAATAGGGGTGCTGATAAACCACTCATCTTCATTTGCACTAAACTGGAACAGAATGGCATCCCACGTATCCTTTGGTGGGTTATCAAATGCTCCATTTGTCTTAGTGATTAGGGGCGCCATCTTTGTTACCTTAAACAAAGTCACAGGCGCTACCGTTTCAGTTGCCCCCATTGCGGGCCTCATGCTCGTCAAGAACCCGTTGAAGGTTAGGGGGCGCCCAACCAGTAGGCTTCAGAATCTTCCCGTCTGACCGGCGAGTTACCAAGCCCGTTTCAGGATCAACCTTAGCCATGTTAGAAACATGCACAGCATCCCACAGTTCCTTCATGGGCCAGCCACGGGATAGGCCATAACCAATGCAAACCACGATAATATCAATGATTGCATCGGCAATGTCGCGTTCCGCAAAGGCTTCCTTAAACTCCTCGGTTTCCTCACGGATTAGTTCGGCATACATATTGGCTTGCTTTGCGTTAAACCGATCCACGGTTTGACCGCAAGCCGCCATGAAGTCTGCCTGATCGTCAAAGATGCTCATATTCCAAGTTCCTTTTCTTTCTCTTTATCCCTATCCGGCAAAGGCGACCAAGCGATATACCCCTTGGTGTCGTCTTTGATGCAGCCAATGACTGCCACACCAGCCGGTGTAAGCAGCAGACATTTCCTTTCCCTAGGGCAGAGGTTCATGTCATATACCCATGCCGCCAAGCCAGATAGAGCCGGGATCATTCCCAAGTCCTGGGGCTAAGTTTGCGGGCTGCTTTATACCAGCAGGCGCCGATACTATCCCAAAATCTATCCTTGTCCTGCTCATAGGAAACCCATGTTTCCACACACTTGTTGACATTGTGTAGATACAGTTCCCCACTAGCTACCGCTTTGGAAGCGGCATCAAACCCGTTGCGAAGCATGGCAGCCGCAATGAGTTCCTTGGTGTGTGCCACTACTCCGTGCGCCATATCCGTACCCCCTCGCCTTCCAATCCTGTATGTTGCCGCTTCACGGTAAATTTACGAAAAAGTTTCCGGCCATGGACCGATACAAAGACACATGCCGCTTGGTATTTCTTTTGGACAAAGAAGGACTCCCCTACGTTCATGATCTTCATAGTATGCAGAATTGAACGATTGATAGGCGTCATTTTTTCTGCATGTGGAATAGGTATTTCAATACCCTTTTCAATCTCGATTTCCATTCTTTACTCCTGTAATTAAAGCCGAAACTGGCAAGTCATTTGCCATTTTCAATGGGAACCCATTTCCCGTCTAAGAGGCCGATAAGATCACCTGCCTCCCATTCTTTATCTGGCCTGGGCAGAAGGTCTAACTCTCGCTTGATCCATCCGTCCGGTGCCTCCGCATAGACTCGCACCAATCTAACGGGTTGATCCCCTTCAAGTCCCACCATGTCTTTTCATCTCCAAACATATGTAATTCCAGATGATGTTCGGCGCATAAAGGCACGGCCCAATCATCCCCTGATTTCAGCCCCATTGCGGAAGGTTCCGCGAACATGAGGTGGTGAGCCTGCGACCACCTATCGCAGATCAGGCAACCATGCTGCCTGACCTTTGAGAGATACGCCTTGCTCCGGTAGCGCCTACTCTTCATCAGAGTAATTCTCAAACTCACTTTCGTCAGCGAAGGAAATAGTTTCCTTCAAAACTTCCTCAAGGATCAAAGAAGCAGAAGAAGATACTCCTTGCTTCAATGAAAGCGCGTCCTTAATTGCGGAACGCAATTTAATGACTGCTTCGTTTGCTTGTTTTGCACTAGCTTGAGCCTCATTAGAGGCGCCCGCATGTTGCCTAGCCAAAAATTGCCAATGGTCATTTTCCTTATTTTGGTATGCTGGGTCGGCTTCAAGCGCGCCTAGAAGGCGGTCTCGCTGCCGCTTCATTGAAGCAAGCGCATCTTGGAGGCGGTCGTTTTCCGCAACCAAATGTGCAAACTTCTCAAAAAAAACTACGTCCATGGTTTTCCCTATCAAAAAGGCACAGAATCATCATCGTCACGGGACGATGAACCACCAGAATTCTTTTCATACGGCTTTGCCGCGACCAGGGAGAGGAATGTGCCACCATTCTTGGTGGGCTTCTTCCATCCTGAAAGCTGCATCTTCAGGGGTTGCTCCTTCTTTGCCATTGCAACGAGGTGATTCAGGGTATCCCGAGAGATTTCCAAGTTGCCGGTATAGTCCGGCGCCTTGGGGTTTGTCTTTTTATCCTGATGGAACAGGACGCCACCGGGCGGGTAATTGCTCATGCTTATGATCCTTTCAATTCATTTCGACGGGCGGTGAAGGCGCTTAGAAGTCCGTTATAGGCTTCCTCACTAAAGTCCCTCACGCGCTTGATTGCTCCATTCTTGTTGTCTGACCAAAATCCCTTCAACTCATCGTCCGTCCTGACATCAGGAAGGAAGGTCTTGATGGTGGTATCAATCCAGGCGACAAGGGTTTCTTCATCTTCCTTACTCAAGGCAGGCTTGGGCGCCTCGGCCTTGGGGGCTTCTGGCTTACCGTTCAAGTCGTTTGGATTGGTGGCGTCTGCATCCTGTTCGCCGGTTTCAACCTTGAACAACTGCCGCATGAAAATCTTGTCTGCATAGGACATGGCTGAACCGGCAGACTGCGCCCCTTGAATTGGGTGCAGGATATTCAGGGACGTGAAGTTTAGCTTTTCATCCCCACTGGAATGAAAAATGTCCACGTTGTAAGTGAAGTTAATGGCGCCTGACTTTCCAAGATTGGGAAGATGCTCAAAGTTGACCACCTTGAGAACCCAAGTCAGGCCATGCTTGGCTGCGACCTTCCCCACTTCGGCGTAGTAGTTATCAATGGGGACATAGTTATATCCCCCGTGTTGGTTCTTTACACCCTTTGCAAGTGAATTGACTTCACCTGTTACAGCCACAATGGCCTTTGTGATGTTAGACATTTTTAGCCTTTCGCGCATTGCGCCGGTTTAGTGTGATTGTGTCGTAGCCGTCGCCGTAGCCGGAGCCGGAGCCGGAGCCGTCGCCGGAGCCGGAGCCGACTGGCCTAAAAGCAGGGTCCATCACAAACCCCACCCATCAGAAACGGGGACGCAAAAAATCTCAGAACCATCGGGAATATCAACATCAGCAATCGGACGAAGATCGGCCGTGGCCTTCTTGGGATTATCAATCATCCGGGCAAAGCCAACTGACCCCCACTTAAACACATGCAGCGCACGAGTAAGCATGATGCGGCCATCCTTGCGGGTAACATCGCCCGCAAAAATCCAACCCCGGTCAACCACAACCACGGCGCGGCTGCCCTTGGCTGCATTAACTGGCGCATATTCAACGCCATCAATAATCACGTTCTTCATTTCATTCTCCTTGTTAGACATGGTTATTCCTTTCCTTCTTCTTCCTGCGCCCGCAATGCAGCCCATTGGCTACACCATTCAGACACAGCGCAAAAATCCTCACACTTCTTGTTCTGGCCCGGCCTCTCTACAACCGTTGCCTTGTTTTCCTTTGCGTATTCCTCGGCTTCTTCCTTATGTTCGGGTTCAAACAATTTCAATGCCCGCTTCCGCCCATCCTTCATCACGGCCAACTGACCGGGGCTATACCAGCGTTCTTCCGGGGTGCATTCCGGGGTATCACCCCAATCCATAAGGGCCTCGGCATCCTTGTGAATCTTCACCCGCTCATTGAAATACTGCTCGGCTGCTTCCGGCGACCACAGAGGAATATCAATCACCTGCATTGCAGCCTGGGGATAGTTCTGGTCAGTCTTGGCCCTAGCGCGCATCCAATCCCGCATGATAGCATTGATGGATAGGCGCTTGATTTCAAACCCCTTAACCTTCCTGACAAGGTGGGCATAGCAATTAAGCTGCCGCTCCCAATCCGGCTTAGGGTTCATCACGTTAAAGGTGCTGGTCAGCTTGTAATCGCTGATAGCGCACGTCCTAGTCCCGTCCTCATCAAGATTCATGGACTGAAGATCAATGCCGCCGCTAATCCGCCACCCGTCAACTTCAATGAACAACCGTTCCTCGGCTTGGTGTTCATCATCAGAACCCTTCTCAACCACTTCATGCAGGGCGCTACCGATGATGGCCCAAAGCCTGTCAGAAACATCTTCAACGATTTCTTCCTGATGCTTCTGAGTCATCATCCTAACGCGCGGGCTGCCAATCAACTGAGTGACAGAGATATTGGCATTGCCACGGCTATAGGTGTTTCGGTTGGCATAGTTCATAAGGGTTTGAGGCAACCCATACTTGTTGGTTAGTTTTGCCATTTACTGTCTCCTTGTTATGCGTTATATACAGGAACATTTATTGGATTGCAAGAGGTTTTTTATGGTCACTTTCATGATTTATGGTGAACCTGCGTCTAAGGCTAATAGTCGCAGGCTAGTTCGGCGGGGTAAGGGTATCATCCCCATTAAGTCTGCAAAGGCGTTGGCTTATTGTGACGCCTTCATAAAGCAATGCCCCGTGCTGGATACCTTATTGGATGGAGAGTTAGTTGCCCATATCCATATTTGGTATGCCAGTCAGCGCCCTGACCTAGACCCTAGTTTGATTCTGGATTTAATGCAGGATCGCATTTACCAGAATGATAGGCAGGTCAGGGAGATGCACCTATACCATTGGATTGATAAGGAAAATCCAAGGGCGCAGATTACTATAGAAAGTAGGTTTCCATAATCCACCATACGCTCAGGCTTCCGACAAGGAACCCTGACAGGGCCATGAAAAGAACAAGGACGGCTGCTTTATTTCTGCTGATTGGCTTCATCCTTTCATGATTAAATAGATAAACAAACCAGACGCCACTACGCATGTGTAGATGGCTAGCGTCCTTTCAACTTTATCGGTTGTAAATACAGCCCATGATAGGCTTAGTGCTGCTATGCAGCCGACTATTGCAAAATAGAAGATCATGGCATGTCCTTCATGGCTTTTGCGCCGCATTGGCAGCAATGTGTTCCATTGCAATTTTCTGGATTTGCGGTATCAACTTTGCCATCCATATAATCCAAATGACGTTGATCACGTTTGCGGTGATGATGGTTTTCCCCTGAAGTCTCTACAAAACGCTCAATCGCCATTCGCATTGGCACTTCAGCTAAAATATGCTCGGGATGGGCAGGAATAAAGCTGCCGCAATTCGGGCAAATTGGGCGCCCCTCCTTGAAGGTATTTAACCTAACAAAGAATCTTTCAACTTCACCCGCATAGAAGTAGTATTGCATCATTCTGATTCATCCTCTTGAATGACTAATCTACCCTTCAGAACACCAACAATCTCAGGTGCGGGGTATGGTGATATGGTATTCCAAAGTTCAATGAAAAGAACCCTTGCGTGTTCGCTTCCGTCTGCCTTGACTGAACCATACATGAATGTCTTTCGCCTTGATGATTGATCCATTTGGCGCGCTCGTTCATGGCTTTACCCTTTCGAATGCGA